ATACATTGTTTTGCCGTCTTTTTTTTCCGCCTTAAGCATTCTCCTGCGGTTATTTTCCGGCGATACATAACTTACATGTACCCACGCCGGGTTTTCATCATCGCCAAATTCCCATATAAGTTGATCAAAGTCTAATTCATCTTTAATAAAAGCGAACATATCTTTGTTAGACATATGCCCAAATGTATCATCAACATCAATTGCTTCGCCACGTGTATGCTGGCTTGATTTAGAGCCTCCTATTGCGCTGTTTAATAGAATAGAGCGGTAGAAGCTATTAATCTTAATTGGGCCGCCCACATAAGCCCTAAGTGGCTCAAATACATTCTCAGCAAGTGTTTTCATTCGCTCAAAAACTTCTGGTGTAGGTATGTTGTCAATATCTTTACGTGTAGCTGTCTGTGAAAACGTTGCCTCTTTGTAAGATATATGCTTACTTATACGATTATCCATTTATTATCTGAATTTACTTATTACTAATGCCACATCGCTTGGCGTTGCTTTGCACTTAAGATCAATGCCGGCTTGCCAGCTATAACTTAGTCTTCCGTCTACGTATAATATAAGTGTTGGTACAGATTTAATTGTAGCTGCAAAATGTGGTGGTTGATCCTCAAGGCGGGCTTGTCTTATTTCAATACCATCTACTTGGCTAAAGTTTATAGAATTTTTTTTATTCCAGTCTGCATTAATTTCCACCAATACAAGTTCTTGAGAAAACGTATTAAGACTAAATAAGATTCCTAAGATTAAAATAAATTGTTTCATGATTACTTGTTTTTAATTATCTCATATAATTTAGTGTCTATGTTGTCAAGCTTCTTGCTGTTTTCTTCAACTTTCTCTTGAGTATTCATAATTGTTTCTCTAATTAATTGATCTTTAAGATCATACTCAGTGCGGCTTACCTCAGCAGGCGGTAATTTCTTTGCTTCTTCTATTTCGGCTTGAAGAGTAAACCACATACCAACCGTGGTGACTACAACGCCCCCAAGTATAACTATTGACTCTAAGCTAAGAGTAAACTTGCTGTCTTTTGAAATTTCTGCCATTTTATTTCTTTTTTTTCTTTTTATAAGTTTCTGATTTTAGCCATTGCAAATATTCATCTAATGGCAATTTTTTCATCATTTCTAATTCTAAAGCATTTTGTATAGAGTCAGCCTTTTGTTTATTTCTTTTTCTAGTTGCTTTAGCTTTTTCAATGCCCTGTTCTTTTCTTAATGCTTTTGCCCTTTCTTTAATTAAATCCTCTTCTTCTTGTTTTGCACCAACCGCCCATGATTTATAACCTAACGACAATGCTGCTCTTTGCGCTGCTGTATTCCTGGCATCAAATGCTTCGCTTATTGAAACAACTTCATCATAAACTCTATCTAGTGGAGCATTTGCAACAGCCGCGGCAATATTACCAACCACAGAATATATTGGGCTTGGTTTAAATTTTCCGTCTATAAATAAATCCCATCCGCGTTCTTCAATAACATCTTTTTCAAAATCTCTTGTGCGTAATGCATTATAAAATTTTCTTGCTTTTGAACCAATTGGCGGAGAAAGGTTAAGTGCTTCTAAAACAATTTGAGCATTATCTTTAAAGAACGGGTCTTTTTGCTCTTGCTCATAGAATTTCATTATTGTATTTTTAAGCGTAGCTACCACAGCTCCACGTAAACCAGCTCCACGTAATACAGTATCTAATGTACCATTAATTGCGCGGGTCCATGTTGATGATTCTTTTTGCTGTTTTCTTTCTAGTTCTTTATCAGTTAACTCTTCGTCTTCCTCTTCGCCATCAAAACCTGGTATAAATGTAAATAATGCGCTTTGAAGCGAGTTAAATATTATGTTTTGAATAGCTAAGTAATATAATGATACTGATAACTCTGTTTTAAAATCTCCTCTACCGTTAATAATGTTTCTTATGCCCTTGCGGCCTCTACGAGTATATTGGGCAGAAGTATTTTGGAAAGCTAATATAAGACGCCCCAAAACGCTCGCTTGCTCTTGTGAAATAAGCATAGGATCAGACGATTGCTGCGTTTCATCAGATATTCTTGAAAAATCACTCCATGCTTTTGCTTCGGCTTCTTTTTGGGTCATGCCCTCTTTAACATAAGTTTTAATTCTGTTGCGATAAAAAGTAGCACCTCCACTAGAAATAGCAAAGCTATCAGCAATTTGTGTTAATGTAAAACCTATTTTAAGCAAATAAGAAAGTATAGCCCCTGGGTCACCTTTACTTCTTTCAGCCGCGTTAGCTATTTCAGCTTCAGAAACATCTGTTCTTAAACCTCCGCGGCGTTCCTTTAGTTTATCTGAATTAAATATGTAGGCAAAATCTTTCCAGTATTGTTTTTGATTTGCAAACGCGGCGGCGGCTTTTACTGGATTATTATCCGACCAGTTTATAAAGTTAACAGTAGATAATAGCTGCAATACTGCTGATCTTCTGTTAAAGAACATGATGGCACCAATGGAGCGGTTAACCCAGTTATTCCATGCATTAACAATACGATTAGAGCCTGAAGGTCGATTTGTACCATTTTCCATGCGATATAAAATATCCTCTAATGCTTCAACCCAATTATTGCCCAACGCGGCTCTTAGTTTGTTTTTATTTTGTTCGGAAAATATAATGTCTATGTTTTCAATAAACTTAGATAAAAATGCTTTTCTATTCGTTTTTTCTGTTAAACCGTTTAAGTCACTTAATAAAGTTTCAGCATCCCAAAATTCAGAAGGTTTAGGATAACCTTTTTCCATATTTGGTAATGACAAAAGTACATTCGCAAAATCTTGCAATTCTTGGCTACCACTAATTAATTCAACAAGTTTATTACGATCTCTCTCCGATAGCCCTGGAATTTCTTCGCCTTGCTTATTCCAAAGATATACACGCAACGCCTGGTCATATGTATAATCTCCGTCTGGTGTTTTCTGCTGTAACAGCTTTCTAATCCCTTTATTTTCTGTAAGTAAATTTCTGTAAGTTCTTTTAATAGACTGGCGAGCGGCATCAATTTGTGCAATACCGTCAGTATAAGGCAATACAATATTATCTACAAACCATTGCATCTGGGCATCACCATTTTTGCCTTTACCCAAAAGATCATACATTAATCCCATAAAGTCTTCGGCAGAAGGCGGGAAGAACCATTGCTTAACATTGAATTTGTCAATTTTAGCACCACGTCTTTTACCTACGATCTGCGAAAATCTTTTATATTCTTCAATACCAAATTTATCTTCAATAATTAAATTAAAGTCTTTGCTCATTCCGTTAAGACTATACTTAACCGCTGGCTTTGGTTTAATAAGCTTACCGTTTTCTATATAAGCAGGGTCTACCACATAATATCTTCTATAAAAAAGCTCTCCGCTTGCTGGCCCTTTAATGTCTTGGATGAGTACTTCATAGCCAAATTTCTGAGCCATCATATTAGCAAAACGATCATACAATTTTACTCTTGACATTGTCTCTGCATCAGCACTAAACATTACGCCTTTAAACTTTCCTTGTTTCTTCATAAAATCCATAACAGAATTTCCAATTATTGAAAATACTTTAATTGGATTTCTTTCTCCTTCTGTAAAGTCATTAGTTAAATCTGTTGAATCTTGTTCAAGGTCTGTATCATATCTAAAAAAACTAAGGGCTAATAAATCATCAGTTACTGCGTCTTCTGCTATTATGTCAGGGTCTAATACTCTTCCATCATACAATCGGCTTAGCTCATAATAATATTCAAACGGACCACTCATAATTCGAAACATTTCAGAGCGATATTTTAAAAGCTCTCCTTGTTCTCCTGTAAGAGTATTATATTCATATACGGGGACTATAGTTAAATTTCTAGTTGTATTTAAACTAAATTTTCCTTTCGCAATTTGTTCAGCGGATTGGGCATGTGGTAATTTATCAAATTCAATCGTTTTATTACCGTCAACGCCTATAAGAACTTTTCCTTTTAAATCTCTAGCAACTAAGGAATGCATATAGCGGGCTAGTTGGTTGTAGTCATCTTTAAGAATGTCGATGTCCATTGGAAGGTTGTTCTTAAAGAAAACAGATAATACCTTGTCTGTTGTTTTGCCGTCGAGCACGACAGCTGTAGCTTTTTCTTCAATAAATTTATCAAATTGCTCTTTTGTTATTTTTTTATTTAGCCTGTCGCCAATTAATCCCATTATTAAACCTATAGGCGTTGAGTGTTCAAACAAAGCATTTTTTGCATTAAGGTCAGCTTCATAATGGCTAACTTTAGCTATTTTTCTACCAGTACTCTTTGAGTCGGTTTGCATTGAACCAAACAATATAGCCGCTTGATGAAGTATTATTTGTTCTTGTTCTGAATTTTCTGCTTTCTTTAATCTATTTTCAAATGCAACAATTAATTTTTCTAAATCTTTTCTTGCTTGTTCTGCATTTTCATTGTATTCATTTACTGCATTGTTTGCGTTGGTGTTAAAAGCTAAGGCAACTTTTGGTCCATTTATATTTTGTGTTGTACGAGTCAGCTCTTTGTTGTCTTTTACAAATACCGTACGCCTTGTAATTTTTCCGGTTTTTTTATTTTTAAGTTCACTAGTTTTAATATCTATCCCTTCCTTTTTAAATTGATTTTCAAAAGCATTAAAAAAATCTTGATTATTTGAAAAAACTGTTAAATAAGTACCACTATTTAAAGAAGCACCAAGTACGTCCCAAATTTCAAAAATAGTATATCCTTCATTTTCAATTAAATAATTTATAGCGCCTATAGCATGCCGCTGATTTGTAAGATCGTATATTTTATTTTCATTAAGCTTCCAGTCTTCACCTTTTTTCGACCCATATAAACTATTTATTTGGTTTTTGTCTTTTGTAAATTTTGTAACAAAGCCGCCATAATTACCAAAAATATAATATGCCATAGCTTCTTGCATTGCAAGGCTTTCTTCTTCTTTATTTAATTTTGAAATTTCTCCTCTCTCTTGTTTTATACGAAGTGTTCGTTTACGCTTTTTAAAGCTACTAGTGAAATATTTTGCAAGTCCTTCAATAGCCTCTGGGTTTATCTCACTATCTTTAAATATTTGCTTAAATTCTTCTATTAAATTTTGTATTGTAAACCTTTTGCTCAACAGCGCATTATTTGCTGCTCCAACAAGCTCAGGCATTGCTTGCAATACAAGAGGAGCATCACTTGCATTAATAGAATATTTTAATTTGAATGCGCCCGGATCTCTTTCTAAAGCAACTGTCATTGCCATGCCGAGATTATTAATTTGATTTGATGATGGTAACTTTTGCTGAGCTAAAAATAAATCAAGCTTTTCCTGATCATTTAAAAATTCAAGCATAAGATCTTTACCATATTCCTGTGCAATTAAGATAGCAAATCGTTCTTTTAATTTACCCCTGGTCGACGCACCTTTCCCCGGGGCTAACCAATAATCTTTCCACTCTTGCTCGGTTAGTTTAATCCTTTTATATAACGGATTACCTTTTGCGCCGCCATATGCTCCGGCATCTAATACAGTTTCTCTTTTTTGTTTACCTTTATTAGGCCCTTCTGTATGAAGGTCCGGCTCTATCCAGTTTTTAATTCTACTATTTAAAAACTCTTGTGGTATAATTTTATATAAGTCAAAACTACTTTCGACTAATCTTTTAAATCTACCGGTCTTATCTGCTGGGTTAGCAATAACCTCTAACCTTAAATATTTAGTAATTTCTTTTTCTAAAAATTCAGCAATAATTTCGCGTAAAAACTTAGCCTCTTCGGGTTGCAAGGTAAGCTCTTGATTCATTAGCGGGCTATACTTGTCTTGCTCTAATCTTGGCAGTGCTTCTTTTTGCGCTTGGGTTATTACATTACCAAGAACATTTGTAAATAATTTCTGCCCTTTTTCATTAGTGGCTATGCCCGCTTCGCTTTTTTGCCAATCTAATCGCGCGGTGCGGAATCCTTTTAACTGGTCTTTTGTTTGTAAGAATTTTTCTAGTGCATTGTAAAATACCTGCTTAACCTCATTATTTATAAGGCCAGGCATCATTTTATCTAGTGCTTTAGAAAAGCTAACCCTATTAGGCATGCCGGGAGAAATTGGCGCAGAGGCTGCGGCGGTTTCTTGGCGGGTTATAGCATCATCTGATTCTTCTTGTGAAAATTGCTGGGTTAAATCCTCCATGCTTGCTTCTCCAAAATCAGTGACAATGCTAGGGTTTGCATTAAACGCATCCCCAATCCTAAATTTAATACGACCATTCAAATAACCATATAGCTGTCCGCGGCCGTCGTATTTGCTAATGTCTTTATTTTTAAGAAGCTGCAACGTGGTTTCTTGAATAAGCTCCTCCATGTCAAATTGAAGACCTTTAATTGCGCGCTTCTGTGCTTGCGCATAAATCATTCCTGGCAGCGCATTAAATATTTCTACACTATTAGGATCAAAATTGTTTTTATCAAAGACACCGTTTTCATCACGCCCAAGTTTTTGCAATGACCCTTTAACTTTTTCAAGCTGGCTGTCAGACATTGGGCCAACATTTAACGATGCTTTTGCAAAGGCCGCTTTTTCTTTTTCTGGTAATTGTAATCTTGCGCCGGCTCTAGTTTTCTGGGCTAGCTTGGCTAAAAAGTTTAATGCATCGCTTGTTGTATTGATTGCAAATAAATGACCTTGCTTAGGAAAAAATTCTTCAAGTAAATTTTTAGTTAGTTTTTTAATTGAATATAAAGAAGTACTACCAGAACCTTTAAGCATTCCTGTTCTTTGCAGGTTTCCAATAATCATTATAATTTCCTCAACCGGATTGAATTGAGTTTCCTCATATAATGAAATTATTTTATCTATTTCTTCTTTATCTTCTTTATTTAGTATACCACTATCATATTGGTATTTAAAATATTTTTTTAAATCTTTTTTTACTTGATTAATATCTTTAGAAACAATATCGGTCTTGCGTTTGGCCAAACCTTCGGACAACATATAAGCATGCCCAATTTCCTCTATAGGGGCTTCAATAGCTCTATCCTTGTCTACATTTGAAAACTTATCGCTTGCAATTGTTGATTCAATTACTGTCTGATTTATAAATGTTTTTTTGCCAAAAAACATTCCATTATTCAATTTTCCCTCAGGATCGGCTACAACAAATCCGCGCAAAGCAGTTGCTTCGTTTTCTGTAAAATTATTTTTTGGATCAGCTATAAGTTCTTCGGCAGCTGCCAGCCTTTCGGCATCAGTATTCCCCTTTATAACAATTTGAGTTGTTCCCTTTATTTTACCAGCAAGAGCTAGATTCATATTGAACCTACCAAAACGATAATGAGCATCCGCGTCATATTTAGCCTTGGCTCTAAGATCAACAGGTATATTTATATCTTTTAAAAGAGCGTCTCTTTCCTTGGTTAATTCAGCTCTTTGTTTATTTAATCTATTAAGTAAATTATTTTTATAAGCACCAGTTTCATCGGCCATCCCAGCGGCGGCGGCATCATTTGCATTTTGTCTTAATGCGGAATTAATTTCAAATAAAACCGTTGCATCGTCTGCTTTCAGATTACCCATAGAAGCAATAGTTACTTCTGTTAATCTTGCCATTTTAGACATTACTGCGCGTCTTCTTTTTCTTAAGCCTAATCTTTGCTCGCGGTTTAGTTGGTCTGATTCTAGTTGAGTTTGTATGCCAATTAATTCTTTTTGCATACTGCTAAACTGTGCCGTTTCGCGGGATGTGCTTAGCTCATTTAAAAACACACCTGCTACATTGTGAGTAGCTCCCCCTCCTTGTATTACTAAAGAAGATAACGCGGTATTAAAAAAGAATTCAGGATCAAGACCATCTATTAAACTTTTTTCTTCACCTAAAACGGCTATATCTATAAAATTATGTCCAAGCTGTGTTAGTGTTTCTTCAAGCTCTTCAATCCCTACACCACCGCCAAAAGCAGCCCCAACGCCTGTTGATTTTGCTAGTATTCTACCCATTCTATTGCCAACAGCCTTTTTAAAAAGGTCTGATCCATATGAACGGCCAATTTTACCAAAGTTTTTAAACAATGCTAAATTACCAAATGCCTCCGCTGCCCCAGCAATAGCGCCAAAACTTGTTGCTACAAAAACTTTTTCAAATTCTGTTTGGCTTAATGCATCTTCGTAATATTCAATTTCTTTTTGTATTTGTTTCCGAAGATAATCTGAAGTTGCATTTTCTAATTCTATTTTTAAACCAGGAAGTTTTTCTTTTGCATTTCTCTGTGTAAGCTCCATATCACCAAGCTTACCACCACCTTCCATTAAAAAGAACGCACTCCCCGTCAAAGTTGCAGCACGTGCCGCACCAATAATTCCTCCGCTAGCAAGTGTTGCCGCATTTACAGCAATTGAAGGCGAGTTGCGGATTAGTCCATCGGCAATTAAATCAGACCAAGCATTGCCTTCTCCTAATTTTAAAGGAGCCGGAAATGTTTCCATTTGTTTAGACGTACGGCTATAATAATCAATAGCCTGTTGTTCTATTTTTAAACCCTGCAATAGGCCCTCTACATTAGTAATGCCGCCAGGGCTATATTGTATGCCTAGTTTTGCAAACTTAGCTAAATAAGTTGTTATACCGGCCCATGAGTTTTCTACAACCGCACCTAAAAGATTAAGTCTACTATAATCTTTAACTAATCCCGCAATTTCTTCTTCACCAAGATAAAAGTCTTCTATTTTTTTATTTAATTCTTCAATATTATATTGTAAAGAATAACCTTCTTTCTCAAGTTGCTTGCTAAAATTATTTAATCTATTTGCTTCGGCCTCAAAATTATTTTGATATTCTGCAATTAAATCATTATATCTTTGAATATCCGCGGAGCTAGAGTACTGGTCTACATTGCCTAGGGCTTTTAATTCTGCCTCAATAGGCGCTATTTGAGATTGGAAGTTTCGAGCGTCTTGCTCATACTGCTGTAGTGCTTTAGTATATGATTCAGCCGATTGTTCTATAGGCGCTTGCATTGCCTCTATAACTTTTCTTTGCTGTTCTCTTACTGCTTTAAATTCAGGTGTTTTTAAAAGATTAGATGCTTCTGGACCATAAAAAGTGCGGCCATCTATTTCTTCCGTATCTGTAAGCTCATCACCTGTTATATTAAAATAATCTTGAGCGTCTTTCTTTTGGCGGGTTTGTGCTTTTGCTAACGCCTCATCGGCTCCGGTTATATCTAATGTTAATACCTCTCTTTCTTCATCAGATAATCGCCCTAAAGCTTGTTCTCTTACTCGCCCTTTGCGCTCAAGAATTACGTCGGTTTTTAAATTTTGATCAACCTTAGTTAAATCAAATTCGCCAGTTTCTTTATAACTTAAATATTGCTCATATTTATTTCCTAAATATTCTTCTAAACGATCGTCATCCTGCACATATGAAGTTGTAGTACCAAACATCCCTGAGGGCACTTGAACCATTTTTTGTGGAGCATTTTTAAGATCAAAATATTTTTCTGCTATTTCATTATAAGAATTCTCAGGGACGATAGAATTAACAGCGGCTTGTATACCTTCTTTGTCTTTTGGTAAATTCTCTAAATCTAATTTAAATGCAGGGGCAGGAAGTTCGTCCTCTTCAAATAAAAAACTTTTTTCTTCCAAATATTGCTCAGGAGTAAGACCTAATTCTTCAGCATATAAAGCAAGCTCTTGCTCTGTTAGTATGCCTCCGCTTTTTAATTTATAATCTGGCATTATAATTTTGTTCTATTTTGTATAGTATAGTCTTCTTTAAACTCTTCAATATTGGCATACGTAATACTTTGCCCCGTAACAGGATCAACCGCAACTAAATTATTACCAATATTTTTTAACTCCCATTTTCTAGTGCCCCCTTTTAATCTAAATGTTTGAGATAGTAGAGGCTCATTTGTGTCCGGTTTTGTTTCCCAACCATCGAGTTCCTTGACAATATAATCTAAAGTTTGCTGCTTATCTGTAGTTAATATATATCTATTACTACCCCCACTACCCCCGCCTCTTCTATTTCTTCTTTGACCAGTTTTAGCTGCGTTTTCAATAAGTCCCATATAATGCGCAACCATTTTTTCTTTTAGCGCGCCAGCATCTTGGGCATACAATTCTTCAGCATTAGTAATAGGCGTGCCTTCTTCATCTCTGTAATCTACATTACCGAATTTGTCCTGAGCCAGCGACAATAAAACATCTCTATCATTTAGCATTGTACGAAGTTGCCGGGCATAATCCTCTAATTGTTCTGCTGTAAGTCCTTGTTTGCTAGTTGTATTAGACAAGGTTGCTAACATAGTTCCAATTTGCCCCGCCTCCTTATCAGCGCGTATTCTTAATTCAGGAATATCTTCATATTTTACCCAGTTGCCTTTTAGTTCATATAAGACTACTCCGTTTTCAATTTTCATCGGTGCTCGGTTCTGAATAATAGCCTCAATGCCTTCCGTAAGCTCCAAATCATTTGTTGTGCTGAGCTTATTAATGTTTTTATCAAACATTAGGACGTCATCCTTTTTGTTTTTTTTCTGATCTGTAAAAGTGCCGGCAATACTTTTTATGCCATTATTAATTTCAGCTAAACGAATGTTTAAATCTTGATAGACGGGGTCTGTAGATTTAGTGTTAATTAATTGCTGTGACACTTCAAAATATTCATTTTTATAGGCTCTCAAGGCATCTTGTACTTGCCCCATATATTGTTCGGGCACTATGCCAGTATCAAAGTAACTCATATTAGCCATATAATTACTCATACGAGTTTCAATATTGGCTAATTTATTCTCTTGCTTAGCTTTTGCCTTCTCGGCCTGCGCTTGCACGCTTTTAATAATATCGGTATTAATTTTCACTCCAGGCAATGTTCGCCCCTGAGTACCGTATACTAAACCGGCTCCTGTAATTAAAGCTGCATTGGGCGAAAATTGTGTTGGTAATGTTTTTTGTTTTGCCATTGTGTTTAAAATATCGTTCCACTTTCACCTCCAGCCATCGCCAACGCACCACCAGCTAGATCGCCAATACCGCCCATTAATTGGTCTGTAGCATTTTGGCGAGCTTGATTAGCGGCTCCTAAACGAGTTTGTGCCATACCTAATAAGGTTTCTGTTCTTGCTTGTTCTCTACCTTGTACCATAGCGTCACCTTGGGCCTGAAGCTGTTGTACTTGATTAGCTCCTTGAGCGGCTAATACTTGATTTCTTGCCTCTTGCTGACCAATGCTTGCGGATGCTTGTTGTAGATTTTGTGATTGTTGATTTGCCATTGCTTGAGCTAATGCGGCAATACCCGAACCACCAGCGGCCCCTTGCATAGCTCCCATAGTGTTAGCCAATCCTTGCTGTTGCTGCTGGGCTAAAAACTGTGCTTGCTGTTGATTAACAGTTAAGTCTTCCATTGTATTTTCTAGTCCAGCGTAGGGGTTTGTAAACTGCATGTTTTCATATTCACCCATGCGCTGTTTAAGTTGTTGTTGTGCTTGAGCTTGTTCTCGTCTGCGTGCACGTCCACCAACCATTGAGCCGGCCATGTTAAATAAACCTTGTACGGCACCTGCTGCCGCTAAAACTGGAATTGGCATAATTAATTAATTTATAGTTATATTATTACATGTTATTAGCTGCTTATAAATACTTCTGTATTAACAGCAAATAGTTCTTTTTTATCTGTTGAGGTAACCTCCATATCAACTGTCCCATGATAACCTACAATACCAGAAGTATTAGCATCATTATCTTTCATAAAAAATATAAAGTCATTTGCATCATTAGGTGGGGGTGTTGTGCTAAATATTTCGCATGTAATGCTTGTATCTGTTTTTGCAGTAACCATACCAAGCCTATATACATTGCTCGTTACACTATCCTGATAGTATATAACATCTGTCCCTACTTGTAAAGATACATTAAACGGTACAGAAAAATTAATTGTTATATTTTCTATTGATGCCATTATGTTGATGGTTGAGTTATTGTAAATGGATTTGATTGCGTAAATGGTGAAGCAATATCACCTCCGAGTGTATAAGACCAATTTCTATCTGACCCAGAACTATTTTCTCCAACTATTACGGCATATTCAAGATAACCATTACTGTCTAATGTTAAAGATGCTGGTGACCAAGTTGTAGGGGCAGTAGTTGTGGTCAATGTAAAATCGGCCCCTGCATCACCATAAAATTTAAATACGCGCGTTTCACCAACATCTGCATAATTTTTAGGATTAACAAAATAAGAGTTTAATAATGGGGTGGCTGGTGCTACATATAATAAAGAAGCACTAGCGACAAAATATAAATCATTTAATGTTTTATTTTCTGTGCCGATTGTATATTTAACAGTATATGCTCGAGCTGTTAAATTGCCTCCCAAATTGCTATCAACCCATGTTATTTCGTAGGCGTCGCTGGCACGGGACGCTGGGTCTTGGTAATAATAAGGTTCATTTTCAAAATAATAATTTGTACTTGCAGTAAAGGTTTTAGTAAACAACGTAACTACTGTACCTGCAGTTCCTGATTGCGAAAAAGCCGTTGTTCCAGAAGATCCAGTCGTATTTGTTTCTGTTGTAATATAATCGCCGTCTATTGTAAATGTTTGTTCGTCAGCTGTACCGTCTATGTCTATTAATAATTCCACATCAGCCGAAGGCATAACAAAGCCAGCAGCAAAAGTAACCAAACAATTTACATTGTCGCCATCTTGCGAGAAAACCGCGCTGGCTACTTCTGTAGGTAATGTTTCACCAATTGAAAAATTAGTATGCGTTAATGTATATCCTGCAGCAGGGCTAATCACTAAAGTAACGGTTGGATTAGCGCCGCCTGATATATTGTCGCCAGACTCTGCTTCAAATGTAGCGCTAGTTATTGTATATGTTTGAAATGCCATAATTAATTAAGTGGATCATTTTTAACTGTTACAGTGAATGTTGTGTTGCCGGTGTATGTTCCAATACTTGAAGGATTACCAATTCCCTGTGCCGCAAATTGTTTTAAATCTAACGTTCCTGTTTGGGCTACATTATCCCAGGTATCATCCACACCTCTAATATAGTTATAATATATATTTTCTTTATCTAAAAATGTTGTTACTTGCCCATCTTGCTGATCCGTTTGAATTAATGGAGCAGTCCAGCCGCTGTCGCCTTCGTAAGATAAAGTTTTAAAGTTTTTAATTTTACTGGGAGTATCATTAAATATTAATTGAACACTAGACTTAGCGGCGCTGCTTTCATAAAATGTATTTCTATTTTGATTATCATGCGTCCATAGCATGCCATCACTCATAGTATAATAATCACTATTTAGCGAAATGCCCCATTCTGGTATATATGATTTACGTGTTGGCCAGCCATCAGATGATTCTTTAAAACAAACTGTATCATTATTTAAAGTTAAATTATATGTGTCTGAATATATGTCATAGCTACCTAATACAGTAGTAGCGGCCTTTAAGTTGTCATAAAAATAGTCAGACATACCTTTACCGCTAATCTCTGTCAAGCCGTCCATAGATAGCCTTAACACAACGCTCCGTTTTTTATCTGAAAAATAAGCGCGGTAGCCATATGAAGCAAAACTTTCTGGATTTTTAGATATACCAAATTCGCCCGCAAACGGTACGGCTTGTCCAAGAACGTTATTATTTGAAGTAACATTTACATTACCATCGGCATTAAAAAGTGCATCTTTGTTGGCTAATATTCTAAGACATTTATCTTCGCACAGTGTTACCAAGTTAGTATCACGAGTATGCAGCTTTTGTATGCTACCATATATTGGATTAATGTCTTTTGTTATTTTTTCAGCTTGTATAAACTGATTAAGACTATTTAAACCAGAAATTGAATTATATATGCCTGAATATATAAGCCCAGTAGCTCTTCTTTCTTCTCCATATGGGTCTTCTAGCACAGCTGAGGCTTTAGTGCCTTTATCTATAAAAGCGGCGTTAAAATCATCCCTAATGCGATTTGATTCAACACCATTGCCAAATGTAAATACATTATAATAGTTTAGCGTGTGTGTATTAGCATATTGCGCAACTGGAATTGCATTACTGGCTTCGTAATAAATATTTAAGTCTACAGGCTCTTGTGGTTCTGTTTCAAATATAGCTGGATTTGCTGTTTCAAAATCAGCATTTTCGTCAATACCTAATATTGAAATGCTCACTTGATGAAAGCGATATGCACTTGGTGACCCATCAGCAACCCATGTATTATAAGCAATTTTATTTGGGTTAACTATAGAGGCAAGTTGTTCTGTAAATTTTATATAATATCTTATTTTATCTCCTACAGTTTGAATATTAGTATAGTCTATTTCATAAACTGTATCATCTGCCGGAGATGCATTATTAAATTGTAATTTTGTTCCAGGCGTTGATATTGAATCTATAAATTTACGATCAAATCTATTTATATTTTTTCTTTCAATTACAAGTTCATAACGAGTATCGTCAGTGCTGTCGGCAAACGGCGGCTCATTATTAGCTCTAGCCTTATAACCGCCATCTCTTATTCCATCTATATTCCATGGATTTGAATCATTATAAATTACATTTGGCACCCCGCCACCCCATACTCTTACATTAACAGCATTGCCCCAATATCCTGCTCCGTTCAAAGATTCTCCATTGTTTGCAACGCTGCCAAACATTGTTATAGATGTTTCTGCTACAAGATCAGTAGCGGCAAAACATGCGTCTTTTAAAGTTTCATTTTTTTCAAGTTTAATAAAAAACTTACCCTGGAAAAGAGCATCTTTAGCTATATCGACATTACCATAAATGTCTAAAGTATTATCTAAAGCGGTTAGCGTTAATGTTTCTTCATCGCTACTGTCAACCGTATACAAACCATCTATATCTGTACCAAAAGCATCAACAAGAAATACCTTTGCCTCATCAGCTCCAGAAGTATCATAAACAACTGAGGCGATTTCATATAAATTTGAACCAGAAAATTTAATATAATTGCCGGCTTTTAAAAATAATTGTGCCTGATCTGTAACTCCAGTAGAACCGCCTTCATAAGCAATTGTAAAAGATTTTGACCCAGGATATGGTAATTGCCCAATACGGGTGTCTCTATCTGTTCCAGCAGGAATAGGAATCCCTGATCCAAATGACTGGTCGAATCTTATAGATGCATTATATAATACAACTCTTTTTTCGGTTAATTCCGCGGGCGCCTCATTTGATATGTCTAATACCTTATATTTATTATCATCAGCAATAACAGGGACATCAGCGTCATGCCCTTTTTTAAGTATTAAATATGAGTCTTCTGTAATTTTATTTCTTTCTGAAGAAGGCAAAGAAATCCAACATGTAACCCCGTCCTTAGATAAAAATATTCTATCGGCTGCTAAATTATAATATTCTTGGGAAGGCTCTTTTATGAAAAACTTAAAGTGTGTTGCCCACGGGGCTATAGTGTTTATATCAGCCGCAGCAGCTCCGGCCTTTACGTGAATTTGCGTAGGCGTTATTGCGTCTTGCAAATTAGTTTTGATAATTCCAGTATTATCTGTAAACACAGGCGTTTCTCGGCCATATTTATCTTTAAAAACAACGCCAACCTGATATGTCCTTAAACTTTTTATAGAAGCTTTTGGTGATTGCGGACCTGCTGTACCATTGCTAGATAGCCCACATTGGTTAAATTTTACACTACCATCTATATTATAGTTTTGCAAATAATTACCATATACAAGTCTATTGCCAACTAGCTCTTGCGATTTAGCTAATCTAGGAACATTATCCCACGGTCTTAATATTTGGTTAGATTGTACTATTTTGTATATTAACTCGCTTGTAATTTCAAATTCACTAAAATTAGGCTCCTCTTCTAAAACAATATTATCAACAACATATATAGCCGCATTATTTGTTTGCTTATATAAAATCTCTATTTCTGTTACATCATCTGGGGTTGTATCAAAAGAATTTAAAGTTATTTTTCTAACTGAATTAGACATGCCTTCATTATATCCTTTTTTAGCATTAAATTCAAATCCAGAGGGAAGAAAAGCTACTTCTGTAAATGGAGAAAAGCAAGAAAATTGATTATCATTATATTTCCATCTATAACCAAATCTTGGAAACTGAAGTTTAAATATAGGATCGTCTTGCAATAATTCAACCTCCCATGTGTCATCATTTTTATCAATTACTTGCGATGTAATGGATAATATTTTAATATCAATTTGAGTGGTTAATTCTGTTGGCGCATTAACCCGATCAGTAACTTCAACTTTTACAGTATAATATTCGCCAAGCTCATTATCATTTGTTTCATCGCCCGTTAAAACCAACACGTCTCCTATTTGATAATTAGAGGGGGAACTTAAATCAACATCACTAATTTCAGTGCCGATAGCATAAGCGTCTTTTAATACAGAATCGTTAGATTGAGCATTAGAAAAGTTTTGTACTATTTGTGACTCAATATTTTGGCCACCTCTAATATCTGAATTAAGCACCATTCCTGGCGCATTTAATGGCGATTTTTTAATTACTGTAATGTCAGATTCAATAAAATTGCGTCCTTCATATTGACTGTGAGTAGTGAAATTTGCGGAAGTAAAAATACCTTTTTTAATATTAACTTTTTTAGGCTCCGAATTATCATCTGTAAAAAATAAATAATTATCTAAAATATTAATTCCAGTAATAAGTTTTGTAGCTGAAAAGTTTAATACATTTTGCGTATCAACAAGCACAGGACGTACTTGGCCAAATTGATTTTCATATTCTATAATACAATCAACTGTTGTAGAAGTAACAAACCAATATATTTTATCATTTATATCGTCTTTAATTGCTCCGATACATTTTGCGTCTAAAGGTAGACCGTAATAATTAGTGGACCCGGTTTTTAAATCCCAGTTTGTAGCAGGCTGAGCTTTTTTAAGCCTAGCAACTTGATTACCTAAGATATTTTCAATAGCGCCTACATCACTGCCCTCAGATGATCCCACCTGTATATTTAACGCGTCTCTATATTCACCATTAGGAACTAATCGCTCGTCAAGGTCTTTATTCATTCGACCTTTAAGAAATAACCTCTTTAATTCTGGCATGTCTTAGTGTTTTATTTGCTTAGACTTACCTCGCATTATTTGTGTAAGCTCTTCTAACTTAATATTAGATAAACGAAGTTTGGCTTGTCTTACTGAAGCAAATTTTTCTTTATTAAATCTATTTACAATGTATTCTGGAGTATTAGCTCTAGTTGAAAGGATCGCGTAAGCAATGCTTTTATACATTGCCTCTTCAACAAATTTATGCACTTTCATTTCTTTAACCGTAGCAACTCCGTCAGATATATACTTAATTGTTACAATACGCCCAACCATATCTGCGCTAAAGAATATTTTAGACTTTATTGGGTCAATAAAAAACAGCCCATTGCTTTGAGTATGTTGAGGATCAATACCAAAGCGCTGCCCAAACAACTGAGTAAAAGAAGTGTTTTCTTCTAAATCACTTAATTCATCTTCCTCTGTTGACCCAGCTGCTTTAAACTTTTTCCATGTCTCAGATTCATTGGCAGTAAGTAAATTACCATCATTATCAAATGTGTAGTCGTAATCACTATCTTGTAATAATGGCAATGGATTACTTGTTTTTGATGCCGGATAAATGACTCTTTCAATACCTGAATCGTCTACCCAGGTGAGCTTTACGTAATTTACGTAGTCATGTGGTAAAATCATTTGCAGGCTAGGCGGAACCTCAATTTCTTGTGATTTTTCAGAACGAGCAGTGTCATAGCTTAATTCTTGCATAGCGCGTTGTGCGTGAAAAGCTACGTCAGTTCTTTTTATTTTAGATATAATTTTATCCTCACCAACGTAAGCAATAATAAAATTATTAATAATATCATCTAGGAATATAAACTGATAATTACCATAATTATTTCCCTCGTAATATTGTTGTTGAGTTCCTGTAAATAGTGCCATTTATTATGCTTTTTCTTGTTGAATTCTTTCAAGCTCTTCTTGGTTAGCTATTTGGTATACGCCTGGATCTTTAAGTAACATTCCAGATAATTCCAATATTTTTTCTACGAGCTCTGGCTCCTCGGATTCGTGTAGTTCAAAATCAGTTGAGGTTGACGCGTTATACTGTGCAACGCCAAGCACCATCGTGTAGTTCCATTCTACATCGGTTGGTATTTTTATATAATTACATGTTACAAATGAAGTTAATTGATCCGGCCCATATACTTCTATGCCGTCTGCGTCTCTAATATATATTGGCCTATCAACTGTGGGCGCTGACAAAGGAGATCTTAATATATATAAATATTCGTTTTTATTAACTCTTTCTGCTTCTATTAGCCTTTGCGGCTCGTTGTCTCTATATGGATCTGTATATAATGTTTTTACTGTGCCTAAACGGTATAGGTCAGTGGGAAGTGTTGTACCACCTGTAACATTTCCTTCTTTTTCAAACACACTAATCTTTTCATTAAGTATATTAAGCATGTCTGAATATTCCGTATCATTTCCGTGCATACGGCCAAACTGGTTAATGTCATAAAAGTATTGCTCAAAAATATCTCTTTGAGCCTGGTTGGCAAATAAATTAAATTCTTGCGGCGTTAAATAACCTCTTTGCTCTTTGTTTAAGATTGCAAGTACTCTTTGATATACTGTATCTACGCTTATTGCCATAATGCTTTTTATTATTATAATAATGGGCCACCTTTTACAGTAGCCCATTACTATAAAGGTGACTATTTAAGTCTTTTTTGTAAATTTTGATAAACTTCTACGCCTTCATCTGTTTTAAACCACGCAGCTAATGCTGAATATGGATTTTCATCAAATGGAATTGTAAATAGTTTTCTTCCTGTTGATCCCCAAGTAAAATCACGTTGGTCTTGTGATAATACCATAAATCCTTGTTCAACAGCTTTTAAGCCAAAGTTTCTTAGCTGAACATTTTCATCTTGTGCAAGATTAATAAATGTAGCTGGTTGACGTTTGGCATAAATTAATGCATCACGTTTTAATTCTTTTGATGTCATCGAGTTTACTCTTGATCCAATCTCAACTCGCAATATTGCTTCTAATTCATCAATATCTAAATTATTAGCTAAGTTAAGAGCATTAATTTCAAGTTCAATTTTATCAAGGTCGTCTTCCGCATTTGCTACAGCATTAAATTCTGTATATAATTTATCCTTTAACGGATGATATAATGAAAGTAATTTTTGTAACGCTACTTTTGCGGCCGGCACTGTTAATGTCCCGTCTCTGAATACAACATGCTCTAATGTAGCTGGTCCTTGTTGTTCGTCTACAAATGGACTAGGCTGATTTGTTGCATAACGTAATTCTCTTTGGTAGCCTTTATCTGGGTCAAACCATAATAAAGATCGTTTTTGAGAATGCTTAGATGGGATTGTCATAATTAGCGGTTGTTTTCTGCTAACCAAATAATATGTTCTATCTTTAAATTCCCATTCTGGTTTTTTAGGCTCAACGGCCTTAGGGGCTGGAGCAGTAATAATTTCTTGCTCTACAGCTTCTGTTGTTTTTGGTGCAGGCTTTTTTGCACCTGTTTTTTTAGTTGCCATAATATAATAAAATTAAAAAGTTAAAATAAGGTATTGGCCCCCGAAGGGGCCGTACCTTAATAATTATTATGATGCAGTGTCCTTCAATAATACGAAGTTGTTAGCACCTTGAACACACAGACAACGCTCAGAAAGCATGTGTACGTTCATTTCGTCGATGTCAGAAGTATAATTTCCTCCAACTGATCCAGTGATCCAAGACTTCATACGACGATCATCGGCTTCAGAAGCACGATAACGAATGTGTAAGAAAGGACGTTGGATGTTTTTACCTAATGTTTGATCGTAAACAGTAGATACACCAGCAGGTACAAGAACACCGTCAATATCAGCAGTAAGACCGCGAGTAGCAGCGTCGTTCAAGTATTTCCAGTCAGTTTTGTAGAAATCATAAGATCCACGACGGAATCCAGAGAATCCTAAGTTAAGAGCCATATCCTCACTGTTGTTGAATACCCCATAAGAAGTACCACCAGTCCCATAAGAATTAGCACGTGCTAGCATATTGTCGATAGCCAATGAAGTGCCACGATCTAAGAAAAGCATGTTTTCTTCGATAGCACCTTGCTTATCAAGCTCAGCTAAGATTAAGTCAAACTCAGCAAGACCAGTAAGTCCAGTTGTGTTGTCAAAATCGTGATCGTTGAAAATCAATCCTCGTGACTCGATAGCAGCAAAAAGACCTTCAGTACCACGTACTGTTTGTGAATTTGCGTCTACAATGTCAGTAGAGGCTGTTACTTTTTCAGCTTCTACCATAGTCATTTCAAGATAATCTTCAAAACGAAGACGTGTTTCGTGCTCAGACTTTAGATACCATAGGTAACCAGAAGTTCCAATTTCGCTAGTTACTTCAACCCAGCCGATTTGAGCAGTGTCAGAACCGTTGATTGAATATTTATCTTTTAAGATAATTGGCGAGTTAGAGAATTTTTGGAAACCAGCATCAATTGATCCTTGCATACCAGCTGAACCTTTTCCAAATTCAGATCCATAAACAAATACTTTAAGATCTGGATTTGTTCCAACAGCAACAAAAGAAGACGGCCAAGTATCTGAATCTAATGGATAAGCCTCAATGCTATCAGTAGCTACAGTCTTAACAAAAGCACGAACAGTAACAAACCCATTAGCAACAATGATAGTTTGATTAGCGCGAATTGCGTGTCCAGTAATATTTACCGTATTATCGGTATTAGTATTTACTGTGGCAATTTTAGCGTCGTCATAAGCTACATGTAAACGTCCTTGTTCAGTCCATACAACTTCGTCAGAAGCCATTGGCATTTCAGCTCCTACCATACGCAAGAAAGAAGAGATAGAACGATTTCCGTAACGCTCTACTTCTTTTTCATATACTTCTGGTAAGAATTGCTTAGTAAAATTAAAATCGTTGTCTGCTATAGCTAAATAGTTTTTATCAAACAACGTTTTAGTTGGTGAGGGTGTTAACCCGGCGGGGAATGCTCCCCCAGTTGCAAAACTCATAGTTTTTAAATTTTAATTTGTTATTTTCTAATTTTCACTTTTAAGCGAGAAGAGTCATCACCACTAATTGTTCGCACTTTAAATCCTTTAACATCCTTGACGGGCTCATGAGATTTGCGTGGATCCATATTTACATTTTTGGACCGTGCAATACTATCTTTAAGCGCATCAGCTTTGCCTTGTTCATAAAAGTGATTTGCAATAGCGTCCGCATTCATTGCAGTAAATAATGATTTGTGGTAACCTTTAGCATCTTTCATATTATTTTTTTCATCCAAAAACTTTTTGACGAAATTATTAATATCAGACTGCGTATTCTTTACCTCAGAAGCATCCTTAACATTAAAACGGTATCTTTTATCTCCAACATTATATTCAAAACCTTTGAATTCATTTGTAAATACTTCATCCGTTCTTTTTAAGAACGTCTTTTTTTGTTGCTCAGCAACGCGAGTGACCTCCTCGTTTTCTTTATTATAGCGGTTGAAAAACTCAACTGCCTTTTGCTGGTCAGGCGTTAACTTAGATCCAGCTTTAATTTCTTCGTAATATTTAGACTTTTGATTTTCTAAATGGTTCTTAGCCTGTGCAAGCTCTTCTTTAAACGCTAATTTCTTACGCTTAATGTCGCGCTCTTCATCGATCTCTTCGTCATAATCAAACTTGTCTTCTATAAGAAAACTAATCTCATCGTCTGTAAGATGGGGCTTAGACTGCTTGTAGTATTCAACAAGTAACTGATTTTCAGCTAACTGCGAATAGTCTTGATTTAATCGTACGTAGTCTTCTAAACTGCCTCCAGTATCATTTATAAAATCAACAACTTTTTGAATGTTTTCCGGTAGCTCAATGCCGCTTTCCTGTTGATCAGCAATTGCTTCTTTAACTTCATCGGCCAAATCAGCGGTTTGCTCTTGTACCTCTTCTTCGGTTATTTCTTCAAGAACGGGCTGGTCTTCATTTTGTACGGGCTGCTCTTCTTCGTTGGGCTCCCGTACTTCTTCAACCACTGCTTCGCTACTTTCCTTGTCTTCGGGTTCTCCGACAGTATCATCGCTTGCATTTGTTTCTTGCTCTGGAACGGCATCTTCTTGTTCTTGATTAAAATTTCTTAAGTCAACTCTAATAACACCATCATCTGGCTTTTCTTCAACAGCCGGTGTTGTTTTTTCTACTTGCTGAGGTGTTTCTTCAACAGCCTCAACAACTTTATTTTCTTCTTCGTTCATGATAAAATATTATATAATTATACACTTATTTATATTACCTAGGTTCGAAGGAACCTAAGTCAAAGCCACCTAAGACATCATTGCCCGCTGACTCAAAATTTTTCGGACCTGTGTTATTTTGACGTTGGTCAATAAGATCACTTTGGCGGGTAGCTTGCTTGTCTACTCGCTTGTCTTTACGGTCTTCCTTAAAGCCTTCTTTACTTTTGTAAACTTCAGCTTCCATATTTTTAAGTTGCATGTTCATTTGGAATTCAAGCTGCATTAGCTGCTTTTTAACCTCGGCTTCTTGCATTAATTTTTGTTGTTCAAGCTGAGCTTTAGTTTGTTCCATTTGCATATTCATTTGTATTAATGCTTGCTGCTTTTGCACCTCAGCCTGGGCTGCGACTTGCTGCGCTTGAGCATTAGCTTGGGCTTGTGCCTGAATATTTGCCTGCTGCATTTGCTGGTCTTTTTGTAGTTTCTTTTGTCTACGTATTTTAAGTAATTGATTAGCCAGCTTGATATTTTTAATTTCTCGCAAATCAATAGCGTCACCTAATTCAATAAGACCGGCCGACAGAGCCATCTGAATATTATTTTCAAGTAATTGTTTTTCTTCATCATCAGGAGCTAATTCAATAAATATGCCAAAATCATACAAATGAAGGTTAACCATTTCATCGAGCGTGGCCACATTGTGTACCCCAATACTATGAATAAACGCTTCGCGGGTCGGCGAATATTCAAGTATATCAGATATACGTAAACTTAAGCACTCCGCGGTTTCTGCAGTTAAGAACAATCCCGCTTGCAATATATGGCGGGTTGCTGTGTTTGAATTTGCAGCCGCTAATTTTTGTACCCCAACCAATGCATTCTTATCCGGCATGCTGCCATCTCTTGCTTCGTTTAACCCTGTTACATCCCGGATCATTTGTAAGTAATAATTATAAGCCCCGATAAGAGACTGAATTTTATTATTACCGCTGCCGCTTGCAAGCTCTTGGATTGGCATTTTGCCAGGGTTCATATCGCCTGTTGAGGTGAATGAACGGCCGATAACAGAACCAGTTTGAAAAAACATGTTTAATGCCTCTTGCGGATTATAATTTGTGCCGTTGCCTAAATCAATTTCCGCTAAACCATCAGCATCAAGATAAACCCCGTCGGGTACCATACGGGATAGTACTTGTTGTAGTTTCAAATGTGTTAGCTGAATCATATCAGCAAACCCTTCAATACGGCTAACTAGTGATTCAATACGGCCCTTGTACATACGCGGAGCGACAATACTATAGTTCATTTTAACTTTAGTATAATCACTTTTAGGGCGCATCATATTTTCAGCAAGCTTCCATTCTAATAATGTGTTAGTGCCTAAAACTAGCGCCCCTTCGTATAACACCTCTAATGACCGTGATACTTTTTCAAAATTGCCGTCTAATACGTCTGTGGGCGGATCAAACTGATCGTCTTTAATTAATATTTTTGATCCACCAGTAGCGGTTTCTTTTATTTTATATACTTCATTCATGTATGTTTTATAATTGAAGTATAATATTTGAACAGAGTTTGAGTCAATATTATTTGTCTCATCCATTGTTCTATGATAAAAATCTGTATTTTGAATACCTTGTTTTGTAATGTTCTCTAATTGCTCATTATCTAAATCAGCGAATTGCTTTTTTAATTCATTAATTGGTATAGTTTTAATTTCACCAACATAATAAATATCGTCAAAATACGGAGAATCTGTATATGAATAAATAATGTCAGCAGGATCTACGTACTCAACAGTAACACCTTGCGAAGTAGAAAAATTATTTTTAACGCACGCCATACCAATTGTAACTAAATCGTACATTAATCGCCGACGCGTTAAATCATAATGGTTGCCTTCTAGAATTGTGTTAATAGCTTGTTCTTGAGCAATTTCCGCGGCTTGCTTATAGCTTAGCTGCATGTGCAATTCTAATTCTTCCTTTGAGTCTGGCAACTCCTCTGGAGGATTTTCAAAAAGACTAATGCCCAATGTATCTTGAACGTAATTATTAATGTCTATAGTTGCCATATCCCTAAGTACTGATTCCATATATTCAGTACGTTTGCTCATACCATATGGATCTTGCGAAAATGCTTTTATGTCAAATACGCGGTCTGACATCCCATTAACAACAATATCAACAAACTTAGGTATAATAGGAACAGGCTTCCAGTCTAAATTAAGATATGATAAATCACCATTGATAGATAATTCATCTTTATACTTTTGTATTGATTGTTCACCACGAGCATATAGCCTTCTTCTGTGAAAAGTATTTTGGTTATTATAGTACCGGTTTGTGCCAGAGTCTCTTTTAAACCATTCATGCTCTATAGCTTTGGCCACCTTGAGTCCATACTCTGGTGTAATTTTCTCTAAGTCGCTAGCAATTTGACTAGGAAAATAACTTTTTACAACTGGTTCAGCCATAATTCTCTATTATTTGTGATCTTGCGCCCTTATTATCATAACGGCCTAAATTTATATTTAATGTCTGAGTTTGTCTTTCGCCGACTGGTCTATATAAATGTCTGTTGCATGCCATAATAGCAAGCCCAGAACTTATTGCGGCATCAAATTTTGTTCTATTATTAATATCAAAACGTGCCCAGTCGTTTAAAGTTTGATTAAAATACATACTACCATAAGTATTGTTATCTTTTAATCCAACATGCTTTTCAATATATGATTCAATTGCAGCGGCGTGCGCCTGCTTAATATCTTCACTCGAGTTTGGTATGCCTCCAATTTCTTTTTCAGCTGTTGATAGCTTATTCCAAATTTTATCCGGCCTATTTATTGAATAACCGCGATAGCCTCTGCGCTTTAAATAATATAACAATCTTGGTTTATTATTTTCAGCAAGCAATGGCATTCCATAAAACACCAGCGCCATAAGTACATCTTCAAAAAATATCTCAGCGGTTTGCGGTCGTGCAATATATTCTAAAAAGAATGTATTAGCTGGGGCATTTTCCATACTAAATGTTGTAAGACCGTGTAATGCGCCTTTAGAACCATTACCGCCAACTGTACCTGATATATCATATGAGTCACAACCAAAAGCACCTACGTGGTCATTGCCTGGAAACTTTGTGCCATTTTTAATTACTTGTCTATTTTGCAAAGCTATATCTGGCACCCAACTTATATTAAATCTTCCTTGTGGGTTTGGCGTAAATATAACTTTACTATCCTTTATTCCGTTTTCCCATTGAAAACTTCCTTTAGTAATCGGAGCATTGTGTATACTATCACCGTTATAATCTATTTGTTGATGTATCTTAACTAAATTAAAGATACTATTTTTTGCTTCGTCTCTAAACGCATGCTCTTCTGTACGTGGAAACTGGCGATAAAATTCATTTAAAGCATCAGGATCTCCCTTTAAACCATTTACTTCGTTTTGCCAATAATCAACTACGCCAACTTCAATTAAACTTCCATCCGGCGCTTCAACTGGTTCTTCTGGCGTGTCAAATACAGGTACTCCATAAGTATCAATGAATCCTTCGTAGTTCCATTCCATAGGTATGAACAAAGAATATAATCCCGAGCGAGTCTGTCCGTTGGCGTTTCGTTTAGTAACGTCTGAATCATTGTACAGCTTTTTAAAATTATCACCTCCTTTGTCAAGCGCATTACTGGTTGAACCCATCATACACTTACCTATAATTCTTGACCCTAAACGCAAAGTGGTTTTTGTTACACGCCAGTTGTTTAATATGTTATCAGGTCTTTCCCACTTGCCACTTTCATCGTGAACCAATAGCTTTAGCTTTTCACCATCATAACTATTATCACCCGTATTCTTCCAATCTATAGTAGTATCAAGGCCTTCTAGCTGCTGACGCTGATCTTTTGCTTGGATGGATTTGCGGGTTAGTTTGGATGCTGGGACGCGATATGCTAATTCCGTTTTTGGACGGTCCATACCGTCTTGTATTGGCTTAAAGAAAAATGGGTAGTTAACCGAGATCGGTACAACCTTATCTGTAAACATCTTTTTTGCATCGGCACCAGACTTTGATAATATACCAAATCGGCTATCACTTGATATAGTTGCCATATTTACAACTTCGCCAGATGCCATGAATGAAAAACCAGAACGACGGTTTTTAAGGTAACACATACCGTAACACCTAATATCCGCTTTACAAGCTTCCCAAAATATATAAAATAATCTATTTGCTTCGCGATAATCTGGTTTACCCACATCAATCTTACTCCACTGCAAATACATATAATGCGTTCCAGTTATATAAGTTGGCACATTATTGCTGTAAAACCAATAGCCTTCTTCGCGCCGAGTAAACTCTTCGTCAATATAAGCACCCCAGTTCTCTTTAAACTCATCCGGGTATTCCTTCCAGTCGAATATAGTCTTAATATTTTTAAGCTCCTTAGGATAGTCCTGTGGCGTCCATTTGTTTGTGCCTTTGGTTAAACTCTTAGGCGCTGGCGGCAATGCTATACATAACCCTTGTATTTCATATATATCACCAATCTGGCCTGTCTTGCTTATAACAACAATGTCGTGCTCTTTATTGTAGCCGTAATTCCACTTCTTTGATTTATTTAATCGATGCTTCGTGGTATGTTTTACAGGTTCTACAATCTTATATAACGTTTGCTCGTACATTATTTAGATCTTCTTTCCGCAAACCCTGAAAAAGCTTTCTGCTTTTCCTCTTCTTTTGGTTTGTTTTCTAACACGCGTTCTTCTTCTTGTATACGATTAAGTATTTCAAACGCATCAAATATGGCCAGCTTCTTTGTTGCCGCGGCATTTTTAAGACGGTCTGCAGATACATCATCTTCTGTATTAGTAATGATTTTTTCTTCAGCTACTTTAATAAGCTCGTCAACTGCTTTGTGTCCAGCTCGGATTATACTCTTCTTCGTCTCCTTGATATTCATATTTAATTGTAATGTATTTTTTTTGCACACGGTATAATCTTTCTCCGTCAATAATAAATTCATATTCAGAGCGCGGGCTAAACCCAACTAATGTGCCTGCTGGGATTTCAGAATCGCCATATTTAATAATGCCTTTAAGGGGCATTTCTTTGTCTGCAGAAAACATGTCTTTATTTTTAAGTGGCTTTACAAAATAAAAACCGGAAATTGGCTTCCACTGATTGTCCTTGCTTTTGTAAGCAAATATTTGATCAGTTTCCACAAAAAACATGTTTTCTCTAAAATAGCTTTTGCTATTTTTTTCGTTACCCCTTATATCATAGAACCTCCTAAATACATTATGATGGACTATAACTTCATCTCCGGCAATAATAGGAGTAACGCCTACCAACGGTGTATTTAATACAACACCGTGTCTGCTAACATATTGATGATTCTGAAGCTCTGTGTTTAATATTAACTCCTTTCCTTCAATATTTTTTTTAGCAGAAGATCGTTCGGTTTTTGGTTTAACAATAAATGAGTATGGACTCTTCATTAATAATCTAAGTTATATTCAACTGAGATTCCCATATTTTTATTAAAGTCTTTCCAAAGAATAACCTCTTTATTTTTTTCAATGTATATGGAATACTTTTCTTCTTCCTCAATTATATTACAAATGACATGCCCCCCGTAAACCTCTTGACCCACAGAGTAATGCATGGCATCCGTCTTATAATCTTTACCTATACTAATCTTCCGAATTAGATTCATCAGTCTCTTCTTCAATAGGCTTCATACTTCCGTCTTCAATACTAATTGAAACTTTTCCGTATTCGTCCTCAAGTTCTTTTTGAAACGTTCCGAAATCTTCTTGTGCTGTAGCAACCTGGTGAAGCAGTTGGTGCTTACGCACTTCCATACCCCCTAGCTCAGTTTGAGCTTGGTTAATTACATTTACAAAACTTTGCAATTTAGTTAATTGCTCTTCTGTTATTTTTTTTTCTGTACTCATTTGATTTGATTTAATTATATTTAATTAATCACTTGTTTTTTAAGAATATTACTAATTATTCTTAAGCACCAATGGTTTTTGTAACACTTGTTGGCGTAATTTGCTCATCAATTTGGCTATTAATACCGTTTTCAATCTCTGTAACAGCATCAGTACCCATTTCAGCCTTAACCCAGCCTTCTACAGTTGCGTTATCTAAATCAGCAAACTCTACGAAGTCTGTGATGT